TTAGCCGTAAGGGTTGCGACCGCAGCGGATAGCTCCTCGAACGACACGCCGGAATTCGCCGCGATCGTGACCACCTGGCCCATGCTCTGCCCCAGGCTGTCGATGGTCTGCTTGCCGATCAAGGTGGAGGCGAAATAGACATCATTGATATGGCCGACATCCTCCACTTTGAGCCCGTATGCGTTCATCGTAGCCGTCAGAAGATCGACCGTCGTGTTGAGGTTCGCCTTGTTCGCCACGGCAAGCTGCTCCGCCGCCCCGATGAACTCGATGGAGTTTTCATAGGCCACGCCCGCCTGGACAGCGGTATAAAGGGCCGAGTTGATGTCCGAGATGGACTTGACCGAGCCATTGGCATAATTCAGCACATCGTCGCGGAAGGTCGCCAGGTCTCCCCCGGTTGCCGTGATGGATGTGGAGATTAAACCGAACGATGAGTTGAAATCCGAGGAGGTCTTCAGCGCGAGCGCCATGCCGCCGACCGCCATCGCAGCCAGGGCCGTATCCACCGCAAGAACGCCCTTTCCGATATTCGCCAGCGGCTCCGCGATGCTCTCCACAACGGTATTGAGGGCGGAGAACTCCCTGCTGATCCCGGTGATCGCGGTCCCGATTTCGGACTTACTTCCAAAAACGATTTCAACGGTTTTTCGGACATCAGCCATAACTACACCAAATCATTTCTTTTTCAGCGTTTCGTAAAACCTGCCCCACAGCTCCAGCTCCGTGTCCGTCAGATAGCCTTCCGGGAACAGGTCCGGCCTTACTTCATAGAGGAAACGCCCTCTTGCGTAACAGAGGGAGAGGCAGGCGCGGACATCCCCGTCGCGCCAGAGGGCTCCCGTTTTCCCGGCAATTGCCCCTGCCCGGTCAGCCGGACAATCGCGTTGGTGATCTGAAAGAACTCGACCGGGAACGTCTCACAGAGGCGGACCGCCAGCTCATGCGTGCAAACCGGATCCACGCTGCCGAGACAGAGATGCTCCAGCCTCTTCGAGATGTCCGCCGGTGTATTGCCGCCGACCCCGACCAGATCCTTCACGGCTTCCGTGATCTCCTTTTCGGCCCCGGAAGTCAGACCGGCCAGGATCGCGGCGATGCTCTTGTTCCGGTCGGCCGCCTCGTTCGCCCGCCCCAGCTCTTGCCCCGTCAGGCCCCGTACCTTCCAGACCGCTGGCTCCCCTTCCGGGAAAAATTCCTTTAGATCCGGGACAGGGACCTCCTCCGTTCGGTGAACGAACTTCGTCTTGTTGAACTTCTTCGCATCAAAAGGCATAACCATTCCTCTCCGTTGGTAGTTCGGGGGGACGGATTTCAACCGTCGTCTATGACGTACAATCGTCATGCTCTCGCTCCTGAGCTACTCCCCGTCTGTTATCCCTTCACCTCAACCGCCGCCTCTTCCGCCGAGATCGTGCAGGCCGCCGTGATCTGATCGCCCGCCGGGAACGTCCGGCTGATGCCAAGGATCCCCTGGGTCAGAATGTACGGCGTGCTGTTGTCCCGGTTCTGGTAGAACTTGAAGAAAAGGGTTTCATTCTTCAGTCCCAGGATGCCGTCGCTGATACCGTCGGTCAGGAAGGCCGTAAACGATCCCTGATTCAACGATGCGCTGGAGGCCCCGAGGGTAAGGCCGTAGATCTGCTTCGAGCTGACCGAGTGGCTCGTCTCCGGAGGTACGAAATCGACCGACCGGGACACATCCGCGAACGACGGCTCGTAATACTGAGCATAGACCTTCTTCGGGAGGCCGACCCAGGGAGAGCTGTCGTCATGGATCAACGGGAGGGCCGCGTCGAACTCCACGCCCGCATAGCCGAGGACGCCGCTTTCGCAGTTGAAATACTTCACCGTCCACGACGGATAGTCGTACCGTTCGCAATGGGTCCCGATGACCTGCTTGATCTCGTCCGCATCGATCACGGCCGTTGCCGCAGCCGACATCCAGACCTGGCCGATTTCAATCGACGTGGTGGGGATGAACGGAGGGCCGCCTGCCGCGCCTCTGGTGGTGGAGAAGGCCGATCCCGCCGTCCCTTCAACAACAGCGATCGAGCCGCCGCTGTTAATCGTGATCGAGTCCTTCTTGTAGTGGCTTGCCGCCGGGGACGCCCCAGGCCGGACAGCCAGAACATCGGTATCCGCCGTGATGGTCGTCAGGACTCCCGCCAGGTATGCGGTTCCCGCTGCAACATCGACGGCCTCTTTCGTTCCGCTTGCCGCCGGGGTGATCGCGCATCCCGTAGCAAGACCGTTCGGCTTGATGTCCGGAGTGTAGCCGGACCGCGCCGACCAAAAGTTATCCGCGCTCCGAAAATCGATGTGGTCCCCCTGGTCCGTCAGCGCGACAAACGCGACCAGATCTTGACCGGCTTCATAGGCTACTTTGGCATTCTCAGCAGTTGACATTGTAAATTCCTCCTTCTCATTTAGCGGGCCTTAAGCCCTGATTTATTATGACGACCGCCTCACCGGGCGGACCCATTAACTCCTTCCGATCGTGATGTAGCGCCGCTTATGCTCCGGACTATTGACCGATTCCACCTTCGGCCAATACTTTTCCATCTCCGAATGCCACCACGCAGCATCGCCCTTGATCGTGGTCATGTCCCGGCCCAGCCGCACATCTTCCCAATCGTAGACTTCGACAATCAGGTTTCGGCACGTCCGGCGCATCTCTTTCATGATTGCATCCAGCTTTGCCGGGTCCACGGTCATCAAAACGTTGATGCAAATGCCATAATCCGCCACAGGAAAGCCGTCAGGCAGGCTTTCGAGAGGGCAGACGACATAGGACAGCCTCTCGCCAATCAAAGCGCGTGTAGGGGCTTCCAGGGCCGTTTCCGCGAAATCGACCATGTTCACCCTGGCGCACCATTCAAGCAAGCCCGGTTCCGCCCGGCCCGTTCCGCTGCCGTAGTCGTTGACGACGCTTCCTGCAGGAATGTATTTCCGGAGGAACGGCAAGAGCCGCAGGCAGGTGGAGCCGTTTCGGTAACTCCCATGCTGCCATACTTCATTGAAGATCAGCTCATTCATGCCATCGCTCCTTCACCCATCCGCCGCAGCTTGCCTGTTTTGGCTCGCCGTGGAACATGACTACGCTGCATTTCGGAAGGACATCTCCCTCCAATTTATGGAGCTTGTAGCTTTTGACCAGCCGCTCCGGAAAAAGCGCCATGCCGCCGGGGAAATTCTCGTTGATCCACTCCTGATCCCCCGGGGTTTGGTATGTCGGTTTCCCCGCAGCGACATACTTCTCCCAAATATCCGTTCTCGACCCGACTTTGAGCAGGGTCACGGAGGTCTGGCCGTTTCGGTTCTTCCGATCCCCGGACGGCCACGTTCCGGAAGGCCAATCCATCGCCATCACCAGGTCGCCGGGATAATGGAGCATCTCATCCAGCGGCCCGATGACGACCACATCCAGATCCAGAAACAGTAGCCGGTCCGTGTTGATGCCTGGAATAGTGGGCATATAGAGGCCCATCTTCCCCCACCATTTCGGGGCTTCATACGGCAGCGGAGCCGTCCGTATCCACGAATGGATGCCCTGGGGATTGTCCGTGAAGCAGACGAAATCGAACCCGGCCATCTGGATATTTCTCTGGACCATCGCATACAGGATGTTCACATACTCCGGCCCGTATTGTGTCCCCCATTTGAGGCAGCAGACAGTCGTTTCCGGGGTTGCTTTCCGCTTTGCCCATACGTCATCGGTGTAGTCGTTTGCACAGCTCACCGGAGAAAGCAGCTCATCGACCGCCTTCTTCACGCCGGGGAATTCATGGTAGTCATGCCCGGTGATCCAGCCGCCCTCTTTCACCTTCGGCAGCCAGGCGATGATGTCCCGCTTGCACGCCTCATAGGTGTGATCCCCGTCGATGAACACGAAATCCAGCGATGCGTCCTCAACCTGGCCCGCAGCGGAAAGCGAGTCCTCGTTGATGACCCGACTCCTGGATCCGTAGCGTTTAGATGTCGCGTTGAATGTTGCCTTCGCCGCCGCGATCCGCTCCGCGTCGCCATACACGCACGACCCGCTCCTGGTTTGCCAGGAATCGACCGCGATCATGGAAAGCTCGGGACGCTTGTCCAGCAGATACCAATGCGTCCACCCCGCCAGGACGCCGATCTCCGCACCCATACGCCAGTTATAAAGCTCCGCCATTTGCAGAAGGAAATTCCTCCGGCGTTCCCTCATGTTGTCAAACCATTTCAGCATTGCCGTCTCCAAATAGATACAATCTTCCCCAGGCCCCGAGATCCTCTTCCATTGCGGGCTGGCCGCCCCAGGCTATGAACTTTTTCCGATGGATGCCCACGCCCACGACCTCTCTCTCCGGGCAGACAATCAGCAGCCGTCTTGCGATACGCTGGGCCTCCCGGAAGGCCAATTTCTGCACCGGAGACAGGTGATGCCATACCCGCAGCGCGATCAAAAGCTCAAAGCGACCATCCTCGAACGGCCAGGGGATCTCTCGGGCGTCATGCCATATCTGACGGTCCGCATCCGGGGGCGGCCACGGCCCGCCGGGAAGATCCATCCGCTTGCTTCCGATGACCAGGCCCGCGCCGAATGAACCGATCTCCAGCACGGCGTCCGGGCCGGATATATCGAGGCCCCGGATGATCTCGATCGCCTTCGCGTGGTATCCCCACCGCTCGACGTAGCTTCTCCATTGCGGATCTTTCTTCGCGTTGGCCTCATACTCTCCGTATGTCAAAAGTCTGATTGTCATTCCGTCACCCTCACATTCTCGATCTCCTCCCTGCCGAGAGCGGCCAGGATGGAGCATCGGTTCTTGCCGTCGCCCACGAAATATGAGCCGTTGTCCCGGACCATCGTCACCGGCGTCCCGGTGAGCGGGTAGTATCCCGACGTGACGATCCGCTCGACCAGCGGCCGGTGACAGGCGTCGTATCGCCGGAGAGCGGCCTCATACACCAGGGCCGGGTCCGCTTCTTCCCGGATTTGCGGGAACTCGGTACCCCTCTCACGGCAGATCTCGCGCACGAACGTCTCCGTGGATTTCTCTTTTGACCGGCTCGCGTAGACCGACGCCAGAAAAGCGGCGATTATCTCCCGGCATCTGTCCGGCCTTCCCGCGACATATTCGGCATAGCCCAGGTGCATCGGGCTGCCGATCACATGGAGCCACGGCTCGGTATCGAAGATCACTCTATCCAGGCGCACCGTCTCAATCATTTCATCCACTCCTCCGTGGGCATCCCGAGAAGCTCCGCCGTAAAGCCGCCCATCGAACGGACCGGGCAGCATTTCAGCAGATCCACAATCCATTTCCATCCGACCTGAAAGTGGGCATAATGTCCCTCGTTGATCGCCACGCCCGCCAGGATGATTTTCCGGTAGCCAAGCCGGAGTCCAACCTTCAAGGCGAGCATGGCCGATGAACCCGAATAGTGATGATGGTTTCGCGGGTCCGTCGATATGAACCGAGGCTGACACTCATACGCGCAAGTCGGCGGCGTGAGTTCCGGCACGCAATGGCCGACGCCCGGATGCGGCCGGTTCGACCAGGTGGCGTAATCCGTATTCAGCGAGAGGCTCTTCCGGATCGCCTTCGTTCTCGGAAAATCGTTTTCATGGCTGACGTGATGGGCGACCACGGCGACCTGTCTCTCGGCAGGCGAATGCGCCCCGACCAGCATAAAGTCAAAGGGGCCGTTCCCAGGCACTTTCGCCAGGTCATCCATCGTGGACGGTGCGCCGCCGCAGATGATCAGCCTATCATTCACCGTTGCCCTCCATCAGCCACTCCACGGTCGGCATTGAAAGGAACTCCCGCGTCCATCCGGACATCGAACGCACATACGGCGCGACCTCTTCCCGGTGTTTCTTCCAGCCAGATTGAAAATTCTCGTATTTGCTGCCCTTGTCGTTAATACCGATCAGCGGGCATCCGCAAAGGACGATCTTCCTGTAGCCCATCCGCAGGGCCGCCTGGACGCCCAGCAGGGCCGATGATCCCGTCGGCTTCCACCAATCCGTGATGATGATGTCCACGCCGGGGTGCTTCTCATGGCTGATCACCTTATAATCCAGGTTCCCTCCGACCGACCGCCGCCGCTCGCGGATCATTTCGATCTCGACCGGGTGATAGGTGGCGACGTAGAGGATGCGCTCCAGATACTTGTTTACCGCATCGAGACCGATCGCCATGACATCCCAGGCCCCGTATTTCGGAACGGCCTCGATCTCATTCGTGACATCCGGGTGCGACCCCACTATGCAAAGGCTCGGCATCATTGCGTGTACGGATCTCCTATCGCTGTCCAGTAAGTGACCAGCAGTCTGATTTGCACACCCACCGATACGGATCCCTCCTCCGGATACTCCTCAACCCCGCCGCCCTGGTAAACGATGGACTCGGCATAGGGATCTTCATACGTCACCGGAGATTCCGGGCTTGTTGCGATGCGCCTACGATCCCACTTCGGGCTTGTAAAGCATGAGATAAGATCGCCCAGCATCCTTTCCCCGACAACCGACGGACTCTCCGATCCGAATTCCATAATGCCATCTATCCGGAGCGTCATCCGGTGGCGCGACATCCCATGAGCGTTTTCCGCCTCCTCCGCCATCGGCCAAATCACCACGCACGGCAATTCAGACGGATCGACCCGGACCCTGGCCCGGAATACGTTGTCCCCCATGTCGGTAACGTAGGCCGGAGGAGACGCGGTATTGCGGAGCAACGCGGCCCGCGTCGTGAACTCCTGGATGATCAGCTCTCGGATTGTGTCGGCCATTGGCAACCCCTATAATTTCGACAGCTCGTAATTCAGTTCCCTGTCAATGTTCTTGTGCATCCGGTCGCCCGCCTTCGTCAGAACGGCAGTCATCACCGGCTGGTTCTCCAGGATGTCCGGCACTCTCGGCCCGAATCGCTGGGCAATGGGCAGCCGGTAACGTTTCGGCAATTTCCCATAGGGGACATTCCGGTTCACCGGCTTTCTCGCTGCCGTGTGCCATTGCCGCCAGAACACCCCCTTGTGTCCGCTTTTCATCGTTGCGATGAACGCCCCTTCGATCAGACTCCTTGGATTGCCCCTCTTCACCTGGACGGAAACACCTTTCGTTGTCTGTCTTGCGCCATAATCGATCAGCGGGACCGGGGACCCCTTGCTCTCGAAAAGTCCCGACAGGGTTGTCACGTTTGCCTTGACCGTTCGGAAGGTCTTGTCCACCGCCGCCTTCTTCAGCGTGATGACCTGCCGGATCTCCGCCGAGGCATCCGTCTTGACTCCCGCCAGGGTGTCGTTGATCGCCCTGGAGATGACCCGAGGAACCGCCCCCTGGACATTGCCGAGCATCTTCTCGACGTTCTTCAGATCCGTGTCGTTGATCTTGATGTAGAAACCCGCGCTCATATCACCGCCACCCGCACATTAACGCCGTCATTCTCGATGACCGCCTGGACCGTGTAGGTCACGCCGCCCACCACAAACACATCGCCACGGCTCGGCTCGTTTGTGATCTCGGAAAGAAGAGCCTCGATAGTCGTTCCGCTCTGCCACACCTGGGCCTCCACTCCGGTCGGCTGAAGCATGACGTTGAACGTGATGATCACCGTACAGCTCACCGCCGCACCGCCGGAAGGTGTGAACGTCGCGGAATCGCCCAGGGCGTTGAAGATCGCCGGGGCCACCGTGTCCTTCATGTTATCGAGAAAGCTCATGCCTCCCCCTCATCATCCGGCGCATACCTGCCGTACACTTTCCACGGGGGGTTGTGCGCCTTCGTCCAGAGGTTAAACTCCTT